GCAAAAGGTTCAGTTATCACTATCGCAGGTGTGTTCATGATCCAACCTGAGACTAAAAAGGTATATGGTAGCCTTAAAGGTATTCCTGTACTATCTGAGGCAACAGCTGACGGCGCAGGTGCTGTGACTGTTACTATCCCTGCTTTATATGGCTCGGCAAGTGGAGCGATTCAAAACGTTTCTGCCTTACCTGCCAACGGTGCGGTTGTGACTCTTGTTGGTTCTGCTGACTCTACATTACGTAGTTCGATAGCGTTTCACAAGAACTTCGCAACATTCGTAGGTGCAGACATTTGGGTGCCAAATGGTGTTAATATGGCTTCTAAGTCAACTTATGAAGGCGTAACACTTCGTATGGTTTCACAATACGACATCAACACAGACAAAGCTCCAGTACGTTTCGATGCGATCTTTGGATCACAAGTTATTCGTCCTGAATTAGCCTGTAAATTGTTTGAACCAAACGTATAATTTTAAGGGGCTTGCTTCGGTGAGCCCCTTATTTTTTAATGGAGTTACAATGGAAAAGAAGATCAAGAAAGCAAAAGTGTCAAAGGTTGAAATAAACAAAGCACCTGACGGCATACTTTTTCCACGTATTTGCTATGACTCAAAAGGTCAAGGTAAGGTGATGGATAAAGAAACATTTGAGAAATCTGATTATAAGATTTTTAATAAGTAACATATGGGGGTTTCGGCCCCCTTTTTTTAATAAGGTTTTAAAATGGCAACTACAAGAGATATTATATTAGACGCTTATATAACGTCGGGCATAAAGGGGCTTGCTCAAGATGTTGAGGGTGAGGAGTTGGCTTTTGCAGAGAAGCAATTCCACAAGATTATTGACGATTTAAACACGCAGAACCTTTGGTCATATTCTTATGTAGAGCTTACGGGTAATCTCGTAGGAGGCCAAGACACATATACTATTGGGCCCACAGGTGACATAGTAGGCGCACGACCATTTGAGATTGAGTCATTTGCTATTGTGCAAGACAAGTCTTATCGCCCACTTAGCGTGATGGGTAATAAAGATTTTTTTAATTTACGCAGAACTGAAGATGTGCAAGGACAGCCTAACGTGTTTAGGTATCAGCAAGACTACCCAAATGGGACTATTCAAGTTTACCCTGCTCCTAGCATAAACTATGAGTACAAAATACAAGCACAATTATTGGTGACTGAGTATGGTATTAACGACACGGTTGAGTTACCTGCAGGTTATGTTGGGTACTTAGAGTACGCATTGGCAGACAGATTAGCAAACTTGCAACGCTCACCAAATCCAATGTTGACAGAAGAAACACGCAAGAGATTGAGCAACATCAAGAACCAAAACAGAGATATGACACGCTTACGCACTTATGAGCTCCCTGCTTCACGTTCAAACCAAAGCTTATATAATATTTACACAGATCAAAACGGGTCGTTAATATGATTCCATTTGCAGACCAATCAAACCAACACAGATCGAGAGATGAGGGTAGTTCATACCTTGACAACTTCTACAAGGAAAGCGTTGAGGGTGGCAAATATCCTTTTGTGCTCATTGGCACGCCTGTTACAGAAACATGGGCTAATTTGGGCACGTATGGCCAATGCAGAGGCTTACACACGACCGCTAACGCTACAAACTCACCTTTTGGTGTTTATGGTAGCAAGCTGATTGAGATTATGAGCGATGGCACGGGTGAGATTAGAGCCGACATTGGCAACCAAGGCTCTTTTGTGTCAATGGCTGATAATGGCTACTACTTAATGATCGCTGACGGCGTGAATTTGTGGGCTTATAACTTTGATTCAGAGATATTACAAGAGGTAACCCCTGCCGACTTCACTGCGCCAACATTTGTGAAGTATTTAAAACAACGCTTTGTGGCTATTAACGCAGACCCAACAAGGCTGACGGGTGATGAGCAAGTACCAAACTCAAATAAAATTTATTATTCCGAGGTCGGCCCTGATGGTTGTTTAACGTGGCCAAACCTAAACTTTTTTAGTAGTGAGAGCACAGCAGACGCAAACACAGGAATGGCAATTGCAGGCAATGCGTTGTGGGTGTTTGGTACGCAATCTTATGAAGTGTACGGCTTACAAGCTGATCCAAACAACCCTTATACCCCAATCGGTGGTGGTGCTAGTGAGCTAGGTTGTTCAGCTTCTTTTAGTGTTTCAACTATTGGTGGGCAAGTGTTTTGGCTTGGCTCAAGTAGGTCGGGAAAAAACCAAGTGTTTATGAGTAACGGCTATTCGCCCGTGCCTATCTCGACACACGCAATTGAGTTTCAGCTAGGCGAGATTGACGACACATCAGACGCTATCGGCTGGACTTACCAACAAGAAGGCCACGTGTTCTATGTGCTTACTTTGGTTGGTGGGAATAAGACATTTGTATATGATGTGACAGAGGGCGTGTGGCATAACAGAAGCACAAGGCGTAAGCTTGTTAATGTGGTCGATCGTTGGGCTCCTGCTTTCTCTTGCTTTGCTTATGAGCGTGTGTTATGTGGCTTTAACAACCAAGAGGGCGGTGATTCACTTGTTTTAGAGCTTAAGCTAGGCGGTGGCACAGATTGGGACGGCAGACCCGTTGTGAGAACTGCTCAAGGTGTTCACCTTTGGGACGACCTTAAACCCGTGTTCTATAAAGACCTAAAGGTTGACATTCAAGTTGATGCTAAGCAAGAAGGCCAAGGCTCAAACCCTATCTTAATGATGGAATACTCAGACGATGCAGGTTATACATTCAACTCACAGCGTTTCGGCACCACAGGTAAGATAGGCAAATACAAATGGCAGTGTAGTTATACTTTTTTAGGTTCTGCACGTTCACGAGTATTCAAACTTACTTTTTCAGATCCTAACCCAATTGTGATTCTTGGCGTACGTGCTGAGTTGGAGGGTTCAAATGCTTATTAATGAGGCCCCAATTGAGGAGCGTGACCCGTTAAGCCCAATATGGTTGCGTTTCTTTGCCACGTTAGGCGCATCACTACAAGGGGAGTGGGGTTCTTACACAGCACCGATTGATTCAACCACAGACGGCACGCAGACGGCGACTATTAGAAATAAGGGCGCAACAGCCCAAATACAAATTAAAATAGAAGGTATAACGAGCACAGGTGTTTTGACGTTGCCATATAGCGTAGAAGAAACTATATTGAATGTATGGGATTATAACACCCAGTCAGTATTAGATGGCGCACTAGTAAACGGCAACCTCATCACCTTGCCAAACGTAACAGGCTCAACGAGCATAATGATTACGGGAGAGGTGATAAAATGGATCCAATCTTAACCCCAGCACTAATTGGCGCAGGCACTAATATCTTAGGTGGCTTGCTTGGTGGTATGGGCGCACAAAGCGCACAAGAAGCAGACGCACAACTTCGCAAAGAAATGATGGAGCGTCAAATAGCTGAACAGCGCCAAGCTTACAGCGATATTTCACCAACTTATCAACCATATATGGACGCAGGTCAAGTTGGCATTTCTGGCTTATCTGAGCTAGGCAGAACAGCAGGGCAGTATGATTATACTCCTTCTGAGTTTGCGTACAACAAAACTACACAAGACTTTTTAGACCCTTCAATGGATTTCCAACAAGACCAAATGCGCAGACAGCTTGAGGCTAGTTCTGCTATGCGTGGGAATTTGTTGAGCGGTGGTGCTCTTAAGGAACTACAAGGCCGTGGAGCACAATTAGCACAAACAGACTACGCCAAGGCAGACCAACGTATGATGAATGATAAGCGTTTTGCTTATGGTTCTTTTATGGATAACGCCAACGCACGCCGTCAAGCATTACAGCAAGGGTTTCAAAACCGCTTAGGTGTTGCAAATCAACAAGCAGGACTTGGGCAGTTTGGCACAAGCGGAAATGCTAATGCACGTATTGGTGTGGGTAATAACATTGGTTCGGCAATTGGTAATCAGATTGATCCAATGGCAGGTAATGTACAAGTTGGTGCAAGTGCGCCGTACATGATGGGTCAAGGTGTTTTAAATAGCTTGGTGAATAAAGACACTATGGGAGCTTTGGGTCAATATATGACACCACAAGGTCAAGCAAGACCGATTTCAAATGACCCAATGGCAGACTATTACAGAACACAGGGTGGCATACCTAGTGGCAATGTAAACACA